CACGCTGAAAGGCAAGGCGCTAACGAAGGTCGCAAAGACCGACGATTCGTTCTCTGGATACAGCGGCAAATACAAAGACATTCGCACGGGCGAAATCGTTGCGCTAAAGGTTCTCGACGCGCACGAGGTTCGCTTTCTCCGCACGCACCTAGTCAAAGGGGAGAATACAAGCGGCGATTACACGGCTGCGGATTTCCGCAGGCTTTTCGACAAGCTCTAGGATGAAGCGGTTTTATCCACTAATTGATAACGGCACTGGCATAATAAAGGCGCAATACTGCTACGACGCACTGGTTGCGCTTGGCGGCAGGGGCGCGGTTCTGGGTAGGGTTTCTCAGCCATACCCTACAAGATCACTTAACATGGCCACAGCAACCTTTCTTTCCACAGACTGCGAGGAAATGGTTGTCATAGATATGGACATACATTTTACCCGCGAAGATGTGGACAAGTTGCTCTCGCATGACGTTCCGCTTGTGTATGGCCTTTATCCAAAGAAAGCACTTCCTCTGCAATGGTGCGTTGCCACGCTAACCGATGAAAACCCGTTCGGCGGTGACGAGCCGCTAGTCGAAGTCAAACGCGCTGGACGGGGCTTTATGCGCGTGCATCGTAGCGTTTTCGAGGCGATGAAACCGCTAGTGCCGGAGTATCACAACCACGGGCGTGCAGAGTGGCAATTCTGGCATGAAGGGTGTGACAATGACGGCGAGTGGCGTAGTGAAGATTGGTGGTTTTGCGACAACTGGCGAAAGCTAGGCGGAAAAGTATTGGTGGATCAAACTATATGCTTGCAACATATAGGTGATTACTCTTATGGTGCGCCTATTCCTAACAACTCCTAACCACATACTACAATGGCAGACTTATCACCCACGGCAGCAAGCGTCCTTCAATCTTCCGGCACCTCCGTTTCATCGGGAGTTGCTTCAACCACGATTACGCGCGGTCAATACGTCTATGTTTTAGCGAACGGAACTATTGGACTAGCTGACAGTAATGGCTCAACTCCGGCAAATAGTTGCGCTGGATGCTGCATAGCGGACGTTGCCACTTCGCAAACGTGCTTTTACGTGGCGGCTGATTCTGGATTCACTCCCGGATTTACTGTGCTTGCCGGTGATACAATTTGGCTTTCAAATACTCCTGGGGCTTGCACGAAAACTTACGCAGACGTTGCCAGCGGCTCGACAGTTATTCCGCTCGGAGTTATGACAAGCACGACCGTGATGCGGTTTTCTCCGCTTGTTGGCGGCGTGAAGGCGTAACTCTATGGCCTTGGACTACAAGGCAACAATGACACGGGCGTTTAACGCCATGCTGGATTCGTCCATGTATGGCGACACGCTCGCCTTCAACGGCAAAAGCTATTCGTGCATTGCTCCGCCGATTGAACAGACAAAGAAGATGACGAACGCCGCATATGACGAGAACCTTCCTGCTACGTTTCAAATGCTCGCAACTGACTTAGACTCGGCTGGAATTTCCGTGCGTTCTACGATCTCGCACAACAGCAGGGCGTTTGAAGTGTTCGCAATCTCGCGGGACAATCGAGACGGAAGCGTTGAGCTTCGCACCTACCTCAAGCAATGAAAAATACCGGATTCCGCGTAGATGTTTCAACGCTCCGCAAAAAGCTGGCGGCGATGCAACAAGTTGCGGCAATTCAGTTCAAGCCGGATGTGATGGACTACACGAAAAAGACGCTGGCGACGGCTTCGCGGATTACTCCCGTTCGTGACTATCAACTCATTCGCACGAATCAGATTATAAAGCCTCGCAACCAATACGACCAATGGCGCGCACATGGCGGAAGAGGAAAGACGCGCCCGCAGTTTCTCGCGGGACGTGCTCCTGCGCGGTTTCTTTACAAGGCATCGTGGGGGCAGCTTGCGCGTTCACTCGGCTTGCAGATTCCAGAAAGCCAGCAGGTCAAAAACGCCACGTCACGACGCGACCCGATAAAAGCGCCACCTCGCGCCTATGGTCAGATTCGCGGAGGGAAGCGCACGTTTTCCGTGGCTATGTTCAATCCGTTCCTAGCCATACCTTCGCGCTATAAGGATTTTACGGGCGAACAAATAATTTCCGACGCACAGAAAAAGCATGAGCGACAATTCCGCCGCAACGTGAACAAGCGCCTAAAGGTTATTCTTTACGCAGTGATGAACAAATGAACCTCGACGACCTGTTTCAATTCGAGAAAAACTTGGAGTCTGCTTTTGCTGGCATCTTGTCCACTGCGACTCCGCACGTTTATCTTTCGCGCACTACCGACACGAACCAATCCCCGCGCCTAGAAATAAAGGCAACCGTGGGGCAGACTCAGAACCACGCTAAGGCCATGATTGACCGCGTGCGATGGGTGTATGACACATACGACGGCGCGATTGAGGTGAAGATTACCACGAACCGCACGAGCGAAGCTAAGAGCGATGCACATTACAAGCTAGTCGGACAAGTGCGGGCGCGGATGCAACTTTATTGGATAACGCAGGAGTGGGTAAAACAGAACTCGCCATTGTTAGTTATGGACGTGCGTGAAGCTAGTTCCGATGCCTCATTTGTAGATGAGAACGACCTAGACACTTCTACATTGACATTTGCCATATATTTCTCTATTAACCCAAAAGCGTGGCCTACGAATCTCTAACCTAACTACTTAAAAATATGGCAGTCCCTAATCAAATTCTCGATGGAACTCCCGCTTACGGGACAACCACAATCACCATTAACGCCGTTACCTATATCGTAAATAAAAAGACGATTACGCCCAACTGGTCATCCACGGAAGATTTCACCGCCGCCGGATTGCCTAACCGCAAGCACTGGACGAAGGGCCGCTATACTTGGCAGGCTGAATTGCAGCTTGCAAGCGGCTCGACAGCGTTTCCGGCTCCGGGCGCGACCTTCACCGATACGCCGCCGAACGAAACTGGCGCGATTACCTTTGCCGTAACGACCGTTCCTTACGAGGAAGAAAACACTCCCGGCGGCATCCGCGTCGTGAACGTCACGGCAGAGAGCGGCACAAGCTTTACCACCGCCTAACAATGTGGCTGGTCAATCTTGCATCCTTGGCTTTGATGACGCGATAGCGAGCGAACGGCGCGACCGCTCCAAGGCGTTGCTTGGGCTTCCTGAGTTAATCGGCGGCATCGTTTGTATGCCTTTGACGCTTCGCCGCTTTGAATGGTTGCGTGCGTATGATTCGCCGTTTGTTTGCGGCGGAAAGATAACGGACGCGGCGGTGCTGCAGTTCCTTTGGTTTGTTTCGCCGCTATTCCCGTTTGATGCCGTGCAGGAAGGGCGAGACGCTTTCATTGAAACAAACGCGACCTTGGACGTTGTGGCGGCATTGGAAGGCATAGACGCATTTCTCGACGCGGCGTTTCTCGATGCTCCTACGGGTTCAACGTGCAAACCGTATTACTCGCCAACGGCAGGCTTGTATCACTCGCTGAACGAAAGCTATCCAACAGGCGAATGGACGCTAGAGCGCGTTCTGGATTCAGCGTTGAACGTGATTTATCAGCTTATTAAAGCGGCAGACCGTTCTCGCGGGTGCGTGGTAGTCAATCGCAGGAGTGACGAGATTGCGGGCAAATGGGGCGATGCGCTCGAAACAATCACGAAGCCGGAAAAGACCGTCGTGCGCGAGATTAACCGCAAGCGGCGGCTCGGCTATATGCTAGTCAGCCAACCTTCCCGCAACAAAGACGGCACTTACTCTTTCGCAATGCAGAAACCTAACAACTAAGATGGCCGGAAAAAACGACATACTAGCGACGGCGGGCGTGGACTTATCAGCGTTTGAAGCTGGCATTGCCAAGCTAACATCGCGCTTGGATTCCGTGGAGAAAAGCGGGAGTAAGGCGGCGAGCGGGATTGAGAAGGTCGGGAAGTCCACAAATGCGCTGAAAAACATTCAGGTTTTCGATCACGTTGTATCGGCGCTGGGTCAAATAGCGAGCGGCGGAGGCGTGGCGGCGAACGCGATAAAGCAACTGGACGAGCGTGCGGCTTTCAATAATTTCGGAGGCGCTGCTGATAATATGGCTAAGTTCGGAGCGGTTGCCGGAAATACCATAGACGTTTTCTCTAGGATGCCCGGAAGACTTGGAGCGATTGCTGCGGTTGGGCAAATCGTAGCTACAAACATAACCGATCAAACACAGGCATATAAGGCATTTTCTGCGGAACAAAAGCACGTCGCGCACACAACGGACGCAATGATTGCGAAAGACGTTCAGTATGCCGAGACTCAAAAGGAACTCGCAAAGCTACATCTTTTATACAATCAGAACGACAATAAGACGATTAACGCAATAACGGAGGCGCGCAAGCAAAACGCGGTTGCGTTTAAGGAGCAGGCCAAGAAAGAGAAGGACGCAATTAGTGATACAACAGCAGGTGCCAGTGCGCGGCTTTCTATGCTTGACGTAGAGACGGAGAGGCTGCAGAAAATATCAGACCTAAAGGCTAATTTATCTGGCCCCGGCGGGAAGCTAAGTGTCGGCAAAGAGGGGATGTTTTCACTAGGCTCTGCTAAAATCAACGCGGAGGCGGAGGCGAAAAAGAAAATCCTCTCCGTGTCTGAGGTGCAGGAGAAAACGGAAACCAACCTTTCAAACATTATTGCCAAGCGTGACGTGACGCTAGGGTCTCAGTATAAAATCATCAAAGCGACGGGAGACGCAATAGACGCGCAACTCAAGGAAGCCAAAAAGCAGGGACTAGAAGCGACGGCGGCAGATTTAGGCAAGGCGCTGAATGAGCAGTTTCTCGCAAGGGAGAATTTCTACTATCTAAACGGCAAAGACCTAGAGCAGCAAAGGTTAATCACCGCACAGATTAACGCGCAGGCGGCGGGCAATCAAAAGCTCGCGGCTTTGGCGCAAGTTCGCGCACAGTTTGAATTACAGATTACCGATGCGATACGCCAAGGAAATGATAATAAAGCCAGAGAGCTAGCAAGGCAACAAGCGGCGGCAGAGCTAGGCGTTCGGGCGGCAGACATCCGCAAAAATCCACAGCAGAGGGCGCAGGAAGTGAAGGAACAGCAGGCGCAGGGATTGGCGGAAAGAACGGCAAACGCTAGGGATAAAGACATTAAAGCTAGGGCCGACGCCATTAGAAAATCAAAACGCAAAGACGACCCTTCGCTTTTTAATGAAAAGGAAGGAAGATTCAAAACAGACGATGAGCTATTAGGCCGCACAGATTCAACTAATCGCAAAAGCAAGGCGGACGAAAAAGCGCGTCAGGAATTTGCGGATAGAAACGAAAAGCGCCTTTTGGATGCAGGAAAAGACGCAATCAACAAAGTGAATAACTTCCAAGCGGAGAACTTTATTGCAGGAAAAATAATTAACGCACCATGAGTGTTCCAAATCAAATCAGAGACGGCGACTGGACGATTGCAACTCAAGACGGGCCGGCTACGTGGTCGCTTCCGTTTCAATCGAAAGGCGACACGCAGAGCTTTGAATACAAGGCCAAGTTCATGCAATACGCGGCGAATTACACTCCGCTCAAAAACGCACTGAATGGGCTTGTAACTCCGCCCATCACACCGCATGAGACGATTCAGACGATTAGCGTGACTCGCGGAGGCGCAAGCGTGACGGCATACCTAGTCGAAGAAAGCGACACGACGGATGAAGGTTGCGGCATATTGTCTTTCACGCGCACGTATGCCAGCCTGCCTAGCACGCGCACGGAGCAGAGCACGCTGACTTATCCTTTCCAGTTTATCTCTACTACGCTCACGTTTGACTGGACATCTCCGCCAGTTGCGCCGGAAGTGGCAGAGCTTCCGCTATTGGTCAACGCTGACATCGTTTATGAGTATAGCCTAGCGAAGCCCGCGATTACCTACGCGCCCAAAGTGTATTCCGTGTTTAACAAACTCGTCTATGTCGGCACATACGTCCCGCTAGGAACGAATTACTTTGTCGCGGAAGATTCAGCCATTGAACTTTATCGAGGCTTCTTCTACCAGAAACGCACGCCGTATATTTACTGGTCACAATTCCACTAACCGATGCCGGACAAGCTGCCAATGATGGGAGAGGATGCGTTCAAAGACGGATTTCTTTCTAAGAAGTTTGGAAACAAAGTAATCTCGCGCATTAACCGCCCGTGGAAAGTAACGCTACCGCCAAGTGGAGGAACGGGAAAAGTCATCGAGAGCGATGAAAACATTTGCCTCGATTTGACGAAGGCTAAACTTGGATGGGACGGCACTTGGAATATAGCATCACCGCCGCCATATCTTCCGCCGTGGAATCTTTATCCAACGGGGCGCGGGACGCTGGCGATTCCGTTCAACTACGACAGCGGCACGGGCACTTGGACTTGCACGAACATAAATCACGGGCTAGAGCTTAATTCACCCGTCACGATTGCGCTGACTACGGCAGGCACGGGCACGATGAGCAGCGCGTTTTCGACGGCGACAACCTACTACGCACGCGACATTACAGCCATCACGCTAAAGCTGGCGGCAACGGCAGGAGGTGCGGCAATCACGGGCGGCACAAACGGAAGCGGAATGACGCTGGTTTATGCTGGATTGGCGTTGAAGATAAATCCGATTTCGACGTTGATGCGGACTTACAGCCATCGGTCAAGCTGGAGTGCTGCCACATGGAAAGATAAGGTTGATGTAACCAATTTCACGAACACCTTCATCCTCACCAAAGCCGCACAGGTCGTATGGTTGGAGGTTGCATTCGTATCTGGATCGATGTCCACCTATACAATCAAAAGCGGAACCGTTTGGAACTCAGATTTACGATACGTGTCAGCGGACAATTTAGCCATAAGCGGCGGAACGTTCACTTGGTATCAACTCTTGGCGTGCCTAAAACTAAGCTCAGACCCCGGCGGCGAGGGGTATGACATAAAAATTAGTAACTCATGGTATAAGCTAATGATGCCAACTACCACTCATTTGATGCAAGGATACATCATGGCAACGCAGGCCGGAGGCTACGACGACCCCGCGCCATTCGTCGCTATCGTCCCGTGGTTCGGTTGTGTTTGGGAGGGTTCCTAACTTGACATATTTTTTCACCTAGCTATAACACTTTAAGCGATGCCTCTCGACCTAATAACCAATACCGCAGACCCGCAACAACGCGGACTAATCGTCAGCATTTTAGAGGGCGGCATCGCTCCTTTTCCAAACTTCACGCGCAACGACGCCAGCGTTGCTATCACGTTACAGCCCGTGAAGCCCTCGGCAACAGACACGCGCAGCTTTGATGTGGATTATACATCGGGCGACACGTATCAAGTGAGCATCGGAAGCGCGGACGAAGCGCCAACGGCGGGCACGTTTGCCTTGGAAATTGACAGCGTGACAACAGATTTGACGGCGCTGGATTTTGACGTTAGCGCGGCAGATTTAGAGGACGCACTTTCAGCGGCAAGCGTTGCGGGCGGAAATCCCGCCGTGACGGTTACGCTTTTGAGCGAAGGCGTTTATCAAGTGGACGGCGCAACGAATGGCGTGCTTCCCACAATCTCGGCAACGGCAACGAATCTAATTCCTAATTGCTCGGCGGTTCTCACGGTTATCGCGCAAGGAACAGTCTCGACAAAGGGACAGCAGATTATCGCGCTAGTTCAACAGCCCGCAGCCTACGCTACGCCGTCCACGGCACTGCCAACGGCAAGCGTCACGGTATCCACTGAACAAGCCGCAAGTTCATCGCTAAATAAAATCATTCGCATCGCGTTCGCCGCTGGCACGTATGGCGGCTTGTATAGCCTCTCTGCGACCGTGAACAGCGTTACGGCTGTGTGCGGCAGCGTTTCGCCCGTGGCGAGCATTGGCGAACTTTCTACGGCGCTAGGGCGTCATCCTCAGTTGCGCTACAATAGCACGACAGCGGCGGACAACTTCACCGTCTCGACAGACGGCGCGGCGTATCTTGTGGAGTTTATCGGCAACCTAGCGGGTCCAGTTGACCCTAGCTTGTCGGCAACGAATGTTTCCTTGCTCGCGCCCTTTGGAGCATCCGGCACGATTTCACTAAACACGGTGAACATGGCCAAAATGTTTTGGTCATCGGGCGTGGATTCCCTCGCGCTTACGTTGTCCGTTGTCCGCACTCGCACAAGCGGCGAGGTGAAGACGATTCTCTCGATTCCCGTAACAGTTCCCGCAGACATCATAAACGCTGGTTCACTCACTACGCTTTCCGTTTCGGGGGCGGTTAGGTATGACATATCCCAAAGCCTGAGCGCAGCGGAAAAACTACAGGCCGTCACAAATCAAGGTCTTAACCTAACCGCCTCAAAGCTACTTGGACAGGCGAGCAGCGGCGGAACCGGATTGCCAGTTGCAATCACTCTAGGCACAAATTTAAGTATGAGCGGCACGACGCTGAACGCGGTGGATTCAGCTACGGGCACAGTGACTAGCGTTTCCGTGACTACGGCAAACGGCGTCAGCGGCACGGTGGCGACAGCGACAACTACGCCCGCGATTAGCTTAACGCTTGGAGCAATCACGCCGACTAGCGTTGCCGCATCTGGTGCCGTAAGTGGCAGTAATCTTAGCGGAACGAACACGGGCGATCAAACCAGCGTGAGCGGAAATGCAGGAACGGCAACGGCACTTGCAACGCCTCGCAACATTTTCAACATTAGCTTTAACGGCACGTCAAATGTTGCTGGCGATGCAACGAACACGGGACACTTCGCTAGTATTCCAGGCACTGGCGCGGCGGGGCATTTCGTCACTGAGAACGGAACCGTGCCGACACTTATAGCCGGACGCTCGGCTTGGTATTCCAATGGCAGCGGAGTCCCTTCTTTCAAAAATGGAACTGGCACTGCTGTTACGCTTGTGAGTAGTTCCGACTTAGGCACAGGAGTTGCAACTTTCCTCGCCACTCCAAGCTCTGCAAATCTTGCGGCGGCTGTCACGGATGAAACAGGCACCGGATTACTTGTCTTTAATACCTCGCCAAGCTTGATCTCGCCTTCCGTGCGGCCAAGCATCATTAGCTTTGGAACCATACTAGCATCGGCGGCAGCCAGCACAGATAAAACGGCAACTTTTCCGAACGCCACGGGAACGGTTCTTTTAGACAGCGCAATCGGCGTATCTGTGCAAGCCTACGATGCCGATTTAACAACGTGGGCTGGCATCACTCCGGGCGCGAATGTAGGCACGTTTCTAGCGACTCCATCCTCCGCAAATCTTCGCTCCGCCGTCACAGACGAAAACGGCACGGGCGCGTTGCTATTTTCTGGGGCAACCTCTCCCGATTTCACGACCAGCATCACCACGTCTAGCACGTCATTCACCGCCTTTGCAGGAGCAACCACACTGCTCACCATCGGAGGCACAGGTGCAAGCGCGTCCATGTTCGCGCCTTCCACGCTCGACGCTACAAGCAGCATCACGGGTGCGATTCGCACCAGCGGTGGAATTTCAGCGGAAAAGGCGCTGAATGTCGGAACCACTGCAACTATCGGTGGAGTGACTAAGCTCGCATCTGGCGCTATCGGTGCGCCGGGATGGTGCTTTACGGCAGATGTTGATTGCGGAGCCTACTACATCTCATCGAACCGCTACGCGCTCGCCGCTGGTGGCGTCGCCGTGTGCATTATAGAGTTCGACGGCACTTCTCAGATTTTCGGGCACAGCAGCTCGCCATTCACACGGAACAACTCCACTGGCGAGGTTTATTGGGCGCTTCAAGCGTTTTCCGGCGCGTCGGGAGGGGTGCGAATAGGCGACCCAGCCGCGAAATTTTATACTCGCGCAGCCGCCTCACAAACCGCCAATATCCAAGAGTGGCAGAACAGCAGCGGAACCGCGCTGGCCAGTATTGATAAAGCTGGAAATCCCTCATTCCCCAAAACTATCACCGCCGCTGCGACTACTGGCGCGCAGACGATAGACAAAGCCAGCGGATCAGTGAACTTCGCCGCAGCCGCGACTTCGCTAGTTGTCACAAATTCGCTTTGCACAACTTCCAGCGTGATAAATTGCACCATCGCCACAAATGACGCGACCGCCGCAAACGTAAAGGCGGTAGCTGCCGCTGGTAGCTTCACGATTTATCTAGGCATTGCCCCCACCGCAGAAACGCGAGTCAATTTCCTCATTACCAACTAAAGCTATGACCTATACAGAAGAACAATACAACGAGGTTTTGAGAACCACGGCGGAGCAGCTTCAAGCACTCAAGCTGGAACACGCCGCCGAGGTTGCTGAAATCACAGCAGATCGCAACCGCCTCGCCGCGCTACTCGCAGAAGCATCCGCCGCCTTTGACGAGGGCGACATTGCCAAGCTGACAGCGATGCGCGAGGCCGCGCTGCAAACCGAGAGCGAGAAGAAACTCGCCGCCGCACTTGCCAAAAAAGCGGAGGCAGAGGCGGAGATTGCGGCCCTTTCCGAATAAGCCATGACACTTGAAAACGCTTTGCTCATAGCCGTAAGTTCCGTGACTGGCGCGTTATGTTTTCTCGCCAAAATCTTATGGCATCGTAGCGAACAATGCGAGGCAGACCGCAAAGAGCTACGAAGCGCAATCGAATCCGTTCGGGCGCAAGCTGGAGAGAACCACGGTATGCTAATGGCTTACAGGATGTGCCCCGGCAAGCCCTGCCCATTTAAGGAAAACATAAAACCATGAACAACTGGAAAACCACACTCAGCGGAATCGGTGCCGCATTAACCTCCGCCTTAACCGCAATCGCCGCATTACCTTATCAGCTTGGCGACGTTGCCACGATTATTCCGCCAGCTTGGAAGGCTCGCGTCACAATCGCCGGAATCATTGCGACGGTAATCCTCAAATCCATTAACTCCGCAGTCCAAAAAGACGCACCAAAACAATGAATCCATTTATCCGCGATCCTCGCCGCGTCGTCCTCGCTTTCGCCTACGCGGTTTTTGCAATCCTCGCGTGTTTGTATCTCGCAAGCTGTGCCGCCATTCCCTACCGTGTCAGCGTGTCATATTCGGGCGCTACGGCGTCCTATGACGGCAAGCGCGTGTTACTCGACGTGGACGGCGATGAAGTAGGTAAGTCGCTCCAAGGCTATGCAAAGTGATGAAATCCGCTTGGCGATTCTTTCGCCGGATGAAGCGCGTGATGCGTTGGCTCGCATCGCTGAAAAAGAAATAGGCACGCGAGAAATCGGCGGTAATAATTGCGGGCCGAGGGTGCGCGAGTATCAGTCAGCGACTTGGACGGATCCGGGCGTTTGGCCGTGGTGCGCTGCGTTCGTTTGCTGGATAATCCGCGAATGGTTAAAGTCGCCAAGCGTGAAAGCAATCGTGCATTTCCAGCGCCCAAAGACAACGGGCGCGTTTGACTTCATCCGATGGGCAAAGGATGAGGGCTTGCAAGTTCTAGGTGAAAATGAGCCGTGCCTCCGTGGAGATATAGTGGTTTTCGACTTCTCTCACATCGGTATAGTAACAGCCGACAGCGAACGCGGAGAAATCGAGGCGTGCGAGGGCAACACTAACGGAAAGGGCGAGCGCGATTCAGAGAGCGGCGATGGAGTATGGCGAAAGTATCGCGCCCGCTCACTTGTTAAGGCTTTTATCCGCCTTGTCTAAAAGCTCAGGATAATACCGCCGCGCCCATTCCCGCGCCTCGTTCTCCGCAAACTCGACAACCGACTTAGACGGCATCGCGCCCAACGTCATAATGCCGATACGCTCGTCAACTCGATAGGCGATTTCACGGCGTAGTTGATCGGGTGTTTCTATCATTGCCCATCCTCCCTCGATAGCCGTCCTATCTCTGCCATTTCTCCAGTGACTTCGCTGCTTGTGGAGCGGACGAATAGAGACATTGCGATGTGGTTAATGGTGGCGAGCTTCGCTTTCAGCGCATCCCGCTCGGCGGTGACTGCGGCGAGTTCGTCTTCAATCTGTTCGCAAACGGCGGCATCTACAAATATGTGCTTAACGCCATTCCAGATGTAGATTTTTGTTGCGGCTGCCGTTCTTGTTGTAGTGCTCATTTGGTTTCTTCTAGGGTTTCAAGTGCGTTATCCCGCGCTTCCGATGCGAACGGGTCGGTGAGATACCAGTCGTAGATTTCCGGCTTACTGGTTTCGCAGGCTATGTGCAGTTTATCCAACGCCTCTCTGCACTTGGCGAGCTTGGCTGCTTGGACTATCAGTTCTAGGTCGCTCATTGGTGCTCTCTTTTTGTGCGGTGCGCTTTCGGGTAGAGGGCAGCGACAGCGACATCTCTGGCCTTTTCGATTTCGTCCCATCTCCCGCCATCGCTGGTGTTGGAGATTTGATTTATTTTCATGAGTGCAGCACGCAGGCCATCCACATTGGCGACCAAGTCCGCGTTTGCCGTTTCCACGGTGCTTACGCGGATAAGAAGCGCATCGCGTTCGTCGGTGAGCATATCAATCGTGCAGCAGTAAGATGCACAGTCCTGTTGCGCCTTATCCCTTTCCTTCGTGCGCTCTGCAAGTGAGCGTTCGAGGGTTCGGGCGAAGTCGGCAGGCACAAAATAGCTTAGTGCTTTTTTAATTGGTATGTCGTCCATCCTTTGCTCTGACTCATCCGTGAGCGGTGTTGGTCGTTCGTTTGGTATCATAGTATTTGTTTCGCGATGTATTCCTTGAGAGTTTCCCCTTCTTCACGGTCTATTGCCCAAGCTATTGTCAGGATTGCCCACGCGATAACGATTATCGGGATGGTGATTAGTTTGATGATGTTCATACAATGTTTTGTTTTGAATTGTTCAACTCGGCTAGTTCTTCGGCTTTGACTATCTCCGCGCATCTTTGAACGGCGCGCTCGTATGGCCCGTAGTCCTCGCAGTTACGGCCCTCAATTAACCCTAGCTCCCTCTCTGCATCAGCAAGCGCACGTCTCGCGGCTTGTAGCTTCGTCGGTTTCGTTGGTTCGATTTCAAATAGTGAGTCCATAGGTTTTGTTTTTATACTTCGATTAGTTCTTGCTCAACGTGGTTTTCTACGTCCGCGAGATTACGCACGGCTTGATTGTAATACGACTGCTTTAGCTCTGCTCCGATTGCCTTGCGTCCGTTCAATACCGCGCCATACACCTCGCTGCCAACTCCCATAAACGGAGTAAAAACAACCTCGCCGGGATTACTCCAAAGCACGCAAGCGCGCTCAATCACGTCTAATTGCAGCGGGTGACAATGGCGCTCGTCGTCGGCGTCTCGGCTTTCCTTGTATGGGATAACTCGGTCAATGCGAATGTCGTCCCAGAAGCTGCTGGCGTATTGTCGCCAAATCCAATGACTGAAACGGTTCTCTGTCTGCTTTCCTTCGTGTCCTTTGTATTGCTGCAATTCATGCGGCATGACGCGCTCTCCGGCATATGAATGAAGCCCCGTAGGGTGTGAGACGGGAACTTTGTTTTCGCCGCACTTTTTGAACGTCAAAAGATAGTCCGCGCCCGCAACGTCGCACAGCGTTGAATCCTCTACAATCTGCGCGTGAGCTAATCCTTTCGCCATTGTGCGGAGACGAACGCCTAGCGGCTCTTTCCAAATTGCGCGACGACCCATGAATTGAAATCCATATTTCTCATGAAGCCGAATAATGTCGCCGGGAAAGTCAATCAATCCAGTTCCGGCATTTGCCCCGCAGCCCATGCGCGCCGTCTCGCCGTTTCCTTTTCCCGGAACGTCCATGCAATGAACGGCAGTAATCCGTCCCGGTTTTGTGAGGCGAGCCAATTCCGATACCACGTATCCGTAGTGAATGAAAAACTCTGAATAGCTCGCACAGTTGCTCAAATCCATTTCGCTGCTGCTGTAATTATACAGCCCGCAAAACGGCGGAGAATAAATTGAGAGGTCAATTTTCTCGTCTGGAAGCGACTTCATCACTTCGATGCAATCGCCGTTGTATAGGGCGTATTTGTTCGTGATTGTTTGGTTGATTATAGCCATGTTGGTAGTTCTTGGTTGTTGGTGTGTTTGTTGGTTTTTTCAATGCGAAGCTCGTTGTTTATTAGTTCAACAAGCCGCGCAAACATCTGTTCAGATTGAGCCGCTTTGCGGTTCATATTGGAAAGCACTCCCGCCTCGCCTTCGCTAGAAATTACGTCAATCTTCACGGGCTGCTTTTGCCCAAAGCGCCAGCAACGCCGGATTGACTGATACCATTGTTCAAACGAGTGCGACGGGAAAAAGGTTTGATGCGCGCAATGCTGCCAATTTAAGCCAAACCCTGCGATAATTGGCTTACTTACCAGCACGCGAATTTGACCCGCCGCGAACGCCTCAAACTTTTCCTCCTTAAATTCATCGGAATCATTACCCTCAACTTCCACGGAACCGTCAATCATCTTCTCTAGCATATGTCCCTCTTCGTTAAGGTGACACCACGCCACGGCTGGCTTTCCTGTATTTGAAATAATCTCAGCGGCCATTTCGCATCGCTCTACTATTGTTCTCCTGCGCTCTGACCGCTGCTCGGCAAGTCCTACCGCTGGCATATCAAACAGAAAGTCAGGATTAGCCGTGCGAGCTTTGATTATGTGCTCCACCGTCACGAGCGGAGGCAGCTTGTAATCTCCATCTGGAAAGCCAATGTCGGACGGCTTGCGAACAGCCCGCGCCCATGAACAAACCCATCTCCAGAAATCATGCTGCGCGTGTCCGCGAAAGCGATAAAGTCCGTGCGCGTATTCGTCTGACTTCGTATAGGTCTTTTCTGATTTCTTAAAAAAGCGGGAAATCATGTCAGTAAATCCCAAATCGCCAAGCGCCTCGCTACTTGTGCCAAGTTCGATGTAGTCGTTAGGGGCGGCGGTTGCCGTGCAAAGCAGGCGATACGGCAGTTTTTTCATAAACTCGGTAATTTGCGCCTTTATCTGTCCGTCAAAGTTTTTCAGAATACTCGACTCATCGCATACGACTCCGCCAAAGTCTTTCCAGTCGAATTTGTGAAGCTGTTGATAGTTCGTTACCGTGATTTTGGCGGCAACGGATCCGTCGCGGGATTGCTTCGCCTCAATTCCAAACTTGCCCGCCTCTCGTATCGTTTGCGCGCCTACCGATAGCGGCGTTAAAATCAAAACTGGCTTATTGGTTTTCTCAACCACGTTCTGAGACCACACTAATTGCATCGGTGTTTTTCCAAGTCCGCAATCGGCAAAGATAGCGGAACGTCCTTTATTTATCGCCCATTCCAAAAGCGCCCGCTGAAAAGGAAAAAGGAAGTCCGGCATAAATGTCGGCGCAAATCCAAACTCTCCGCTCAGTTGCGTTTTCTGATATAGAAAGTCCTCGTATGTTTTCGGTGTGTTTTTCATTGGTGTTTCTCTAATTGGTTTCTCAAAGTTTTGACCTAGCTCTGACAAACGTCAGAACAGTTGCTCGCCCGTTTACCCACCCGGATGTCTGGACTAGCTTCCCTCATTTGAAGCGGTGAAAGTTTCTTAACTCACTTGTTAAATTTCTGCGCCCGCTTGTCAATTATTATTTTGCACTTCTCGCAATTCGTCTCTTCCTTTTCGACAAGCTCGCGCCCGCAATTTTCGCAGCAAGCGGCGGCGATTGTATCGGCAAGGTCGGCGTCCATTAGGTTGTCCCAATAGCGTTCGTGGCGAGATTGCGCGCTCATAATCCATCCTCGCTCTCTTTGATAATCAGCCCCTCGTCAATGTAGTGCTGCAACTCTTCTTTCAGCGCATCGCGTTCGGCGGTGACTGCGGCGAGTTCGGTTTCGAGTTGTTCGATTTCACGGCACGCTTCTTCACTGTGTGCTTTGGATTGCTCTCGCGTGTCCGCCGTCATAGCGACTGCGAGATTGTCTAGGATGCGGTCTGTTCGTGGTGTATTCATGGTTTTTGGTTTTCTAGTTCTCTGACTTTCCTTTCGAGTGATTCAAGTCTCACGAACACCGATGCGCGGCGTTCAAGTTCAATCAAGTCGCAAATCAGGCGCGATGCGGACGAATCGCGCCTCTTCGCTTCGGCTTGTGTCCACGCGAGCAAATCGGCGGGCATTGATACTGATGTTTTGGTCATATCGCTGGTTTCTCTCTAAATGACTCCCATTCGCAAGGGATGATTCCGCCGTGTTCGTTTAGTCGGGAGATAATCGAAGGACTTGTCGCCTTGGAAAACTCGCTTGCGGATTGGTTTGAAATCAAAAGCGTGTCCTTTTTCGCCGCGTAGCGTGCGTCAAGTATGTCTGACAGTATCCTATCCTTATGTCTGCTATCGTCGGCAACTTCGTGGAGTTCGTCTATAATGAGTAGGTCAAGTGCGTGCGTTAAAAACTCCCGATACGCTTCCAGCCTTTCCATGTCGGTTGTGCCAAAGTCTCCATAAAACGCTTTTAGCTTCGCTACTACGGTTGTCAGCTTCGTGTAGTGAAACCAGATACATTTCGCCGTGCCAAGTTCAGCCCATAGCCGGTCAATCACAAGCTGGCTTGCAACGTATGTTTTTCCCGTTCCTCGCGGCCCCACCAGTGCGACGATTGCGCCCTTTCCTTTTAGTGCGTTTGTCAGCTTGGAAAGCGTCCGCTTTTGCATCACGCACCGCTCATCTTTACCGTCACAAAGCCCGTCAATTTGATAGCGAAGCTCAAAACCGTAACGTGCAAGCAGCGGACAGATTCGTGTCTTAAACTCATATCCGCGCATTATCTCCGCGCCCTTCGGCTCAATCGTCGCAAGCATCTTTTCGACGGCCTCGACAATGCCAAGCTCGCCCGTGTGTTTTGGTTCGCTCATAATTCTTTAGCTTTCAGTGTTGAATCTTGCGCCCATCCTTTCGGGGCGGTTTGCGAAAAAGCGCGTGCGCGGTCTAGCTCGCCGGAATAGTTATTAAGAAACGTGCAAAGGTCGCGGCGATGCCTTCCGTCCGTTTCGCCCTTTGCGCGTTCGCTTGCATAGTATCTTTCTACAAGCTCCAAGTCTGCGTCGGCAATCACGCCCAAGGCGCGGAAGGCTTTAATTTCTGACACACTCCACGGCGTTGTTAGGCGGCGATTGTAGAGCGTTGCGATGCGTTGCGCCGTCCTAGTTGTCGGCACGTTCTTCTCGATTTGTAGCGGCAATTCCGTCTCGGCAATCACGGCTTCAAACTCTGCAAAAGCAGAGCGCAGTTTTTCCAGCGCGGCGTGCATCTTTTTCATTTGCGAACAAGCGGCAAAGATTCGTCCGCCAAGATTTGTTTCCACCGCTCAACTTCCTTGGCGGCAATCGTGATTTCGTGAAACTGCGCCGTGCCAGCGTTGAGGCGTGCGAGGTGCGATTGAGCAAGCGAAAGCATCATCTTGGCATGGCTCTCGCGTCGGGGGCGTGGTGTTTTTGGTTTCATGGGTAGGTTATCGTGATTTGCGTATGCTCCGCTTCGCCTTTCGCGGCTTTGCGCTGAGTGGTTTGGATGCCGACTGTTTCCGGCGAGTCTTGTGGAATAGCACCGCAATATCTGAGACAGTCAACAAGTGCCTTCTCGCTAAGATTATCTTCGTCGCAGAGGCGTTTTCTGACAGAGACAATGCGGATAGAAATTCTTCCTGTATCCTCTTTTTCAATTTCGCCCGTTGCCAATGGCCCATCGCTAGGAGCGTATTCCAGCTTGGCAATCGTCCCGGCACAATCAGCGTGAGGCTTTGCGTAGTCTTGCGCGTTTGCGTCGATAATGGATTTGCTGGCATTTGGAAAAAGGCGCCGGATTGTGTGCGGGTTCATACTGCGCGCCAAACGGCGGCTTGCTTTCCGCTGGTATTCGTTCGCGTCGTGCCCGTGTCAGCTATCTTGCCAAGCGCGAGCAATTCAGTCAGGCGAGGTCGGATTGACAAAAGTGACTTGCCAACTTCCGCCGCGCACTCGTCAGCGGTCAAGTCTTGGTGAAAGAGAACGTCTAAAACCTTTTGCCTCAACGTTGGCGCTTTCTCGCGCATCGAATCAGCAGCCGCCTTGGATGTGACGCCGCGCTTGTAGCCGGGCGCGTCGGGGTATCGGGCAAAGTCTAGTTCGGGATGGTTCATTTGGTTTTCTTGTTTGTCGGTTGCTGAATCGTGCTGAAATCTACTTTCGCCATTCCGCGTTTTTCGAGGAAGTTGTTTAGCGCGACGTCCATTGCAACCGTCCCGCACTTTCGGTCAAAGCGAGGATGCCCGCCGAGTCCGCTTTCGATGTATTCAGTGCCGTTGCGTTTCATTTGATTCTCCTTTCCCATCTTCCTTGTTTAGTGTTTTTGTTTCCAAAGATTGCGTCTAGGAAATAGTTGTCGGTCTCTTTGCGCTTGCGGCCCGTCGTGCGGTGTGACGCTGCACTTCCCGCTGTTCGCTCTTGGCGCGGTTTGGCTGGTTTAAGGATGCTCATGGTGTTTTATTTGAAAGATTCCGCGCCGCCGATACGCTCGCCCGTGTTCACAGACGTTACACTACGCATCGCTTCAACATCTTTTTGGTCTCGGCAAGTGGATGCACGGCGGGAAAGTGGTTCAGTTACGCAAAGAGTGAAGCCGCCGCGCCTAGTCCGGCGATGAACGGGGCGAATGGAATAGCAAACGGAATGTCATCGGGCGCAACGTCAAGGTAGGAATCTTTCGGCGGTTTCGGCGCAGACTTTGGCGCGGCTTTCGGCGCGTCCTCTTTCGGTTCCGCAGCGAGCTTCATCGCGGTCGCGTTCAGCTTAGCCACCATTTCGGCAACGGCATCTTTCGGCAGCGGCTTCGCGCTACTTCCGCCGCCAGCCTTGTTAAGCCATTTGATTTTCGGATACATCTTGCCGTTGTATTCCTCATCTTCAACGGTGATTTCGCACTCGCGCCCCACAAACGGGCCGGATTCAACCAGCGAGGCGAGCGCGGCAAGATTGCCATCCCATCCGAAAACATCGGCCAGCGTTTTTACAGAGCGATCTAGCGCGGCGTGCGAAAGCCATGCAATGTATTCAACGTGCGTGCCGTTACATTCGCCGCCCGTGATTTCTAGCGGCAATCGCAATCCCGGTGTGCCTGTTTTGCTTTCGCAGAACCAGCCGTTAATTGGAGCCGCAACGCGGCAAGTGTGTTTTCCTGATTTTAGTGACATGATGTGTGTTTAGTTGGTTTTGTTTCTGAGAGATTTCATAGCCTCGTCATAGCGTAGGTAAAAAGCGTTTAACGCGGCGTCTATTTTCGCCATGATTGTTTCGTCTCGGTCAACGCGCAAAACAAACGCGGGATAGCCGCGATGGTAGGAGACGAAACGCCACCATTTCGCGCCCGTGACATAAATACTGAAATGCACTTGAGGCGCGTAGTCTTTCGGCAAGATGCCGTCCAGCAAATAGCGAACGTGATTTGTCGGCTGCGGGCATTTTATTTCCAGTCCGCCGTCCTCGCCAAGCAAGGCATCCGGCGAGCATCCGCACCGCCCATTGTCGTGCTCCACGAAGCCCACGTTGCGAATCTTCACGTCATCATGCTCCATGGCATACCAGCCGCGCGCTTCGTCCTCTAGGAGTTGCCCTTGCTCGGTTTCCCAAGTGGATATTCCGGCCATCGGCTTTCCTTTGTATGCCTCCGCGATTTTCTCGCAAAGGTAGGTGTAAGGCGTTGCTCCGTCTCGCGCCTTAAATTCCGGCGTTACTATACGGTCAAAGTCGCTGGCGGTAACTCGCCCGACGCGCAGCGTTAGCCAATCGAGATCGCCCTGTGTTATTTCGTGAATCTTGGGCATGGCTAGGCTTTGGCTTTTTCCTTGCGTGCGAGCATCGCGTCTAGCGCGTCATATCGGCTTGCGCTGATTTCTAAAAACGACTTTGCGCCAGCGTAGGAAAGGAACGCCGCCCTATCCGCGCCAACTGCTTCGACGCGCCCCAATAGCGATGCCGCCTGTTCGCCGCTGATAACTTCGCCCGTGATTCTCGCGTCGTCTTCGTCTTGCATGCAGTCTTGCCGGATAACGATGTTCAACGCTTGCAATAGGCTATTGCGCTTCGCAGTTGTGCTCGCCTTGCAATCGGCTTGTGTCTCGCTATCAGCCTTCCCGCCAAGGCGCACGCCAAACTTCGTTTGCTGACTGTGGCCGCTCGCGTGTCGCAAGTGACAAGTCACGGTGATTCTGTCGCCCGTCTCCTGAGAAAACGAAACGCTGAAACCGTGCTTTGATAGCAGAGGGCGCATAACGTGCATAACGTCCTCAAATTTCTCATACTTCCCGCGATTAGGAATTACAGACGTTGCCACAATGTCAGGTGTCTCCGCTTGTAGCGCGGCAAATGCGGCGTTAAAATCTCGCTCGGCTTGCCTATCCTCCATGCGTTCGTGCAGCTTCATAAGCTGCGTCATTGCCTCTGTATTCTCGGCTGTAATGCCGCGTTCGCAGATGGTTTGCAACATCAGCGCAACGCTTGGCTGCGGCTGTTCTTTGATTGTCAGTTGGTTATTTTCGCTCATTGGTTTGGTTTGGTGTTTTGTTAGTTCTCAATTCAGCGCGGCAGGATTTGAACCTGCATTGGACGCATTTGCACGGTTGCCCGTGTATTGATTGCCACTAGCTCGCGTAGGAACTGTCGTCTGTTTCCGCCACGCGCTGAATTGAAAACTATGGTTCATTTGTTAAATCAGGAAAGCGATAACCGTCGACGACGCCGCTAGTAGCAACAGCCAGCAAAAGCGAAGGCACTTGGCGTTGAATTGAGTTGCGCGAAGTATTTGCATATTTACAGCGGCTTCTTCGTGTAGTTCTTCGATGGTTTTCATTTTGCCTCTTTCTTCGCCAGCTTCTTCACAGCCGCCTTGTATTGCGCGACTCGCTCGGCAGTGATGCCCTTTGCGCCGTTCTCCACGTCGAAAAGATACACGCCGGAGACTTTCATTTCGCGCCGGACGGATTCGCGGGTCAAACCTGCGTCAGTCCGGAGCTTTAGAAGCTCCGCGCCAATGGTCTTAGGATTCGGGATTTTGCCAGAGCCTTTACAGCGCGGGCAGTTGGTTTTGTCGGTTTGTTTCATGCGATGTGATTTAGCTTTGAAGCGTATTGGTTAAAAAGTAAAGAAAAAAGTGAAAGTTTCTGGTTTTACCTACGGTGCGAAAGGTTGAGCTTAACGTTTTGATTGCCGAAAAGTAGCAGCCCGTCGAGTTGCTCCCGGCTCTTGTCAGCGTATTCATCGCGCACTGGCAAAAGGCTATCGCCGTCCAATTCCCGCCAAGAGGGTTTCGCGGGCTTAGTTTTTGGTTTCTGGACTGGACGCGCTGGCGACGGCGTAGCGTTCACGGATTGCCCGCAAGATATGCCGACGGTGTAGCCAAAATACCAGTTGGCGCAAGATGATGTGACGATGAGGATGCAGAGTAGTGTTTTCATTGGTTGATGATTAAACTGCGGCGATTCCCATTTTACGAAGGCGAGCCATGCGCGCTTCGTGAGCATCGGCAAGCGCACTTTCTATGCGCCTCTCGGACTCCCGCCGCTCGTCTATGGTCATAATATGCGCGGGCCATCCTTGTAGCGCCTTGATTTTCTCGTGGGTTTTCATAATTGGTGGTTGTGTGTGTAGGTTGTGGGTTCTCATTGCGGTTACATCCAGCCGAAGAAACGAACGCCGCCCTGCGTCCATAGGTGACTCATGTTGCGGCTTGTGATTTCGCTCTCGTCGCAAGGCGTCCAGTTTGCATTAGGGCTTGCGGCCCGCGCTTGCTCGATTGACTCGGCTTCGCAGCAAACAATGTTTGTGCAGTCGTAGTTGCGTTTAGTGAAGTTGGCGTTGCGGTAGGTGTTTGTCATGTGGGAAAGAAAAGCAGGCATCTCTCATTTGGTCAAACTATTTCTTTAACTCCACAGCTAAATATATTGGTTTCACCTACGCAAACGAGGCTAAAAATAAATTACCATTGAAACAAAATCGGGCGCTATTTCAGTGGCTCTATCTCGCCACGCGATGCGACTTGAGCGGCATTTCGCCCATTACTCGCCACACCTTGCGAATAATCAGCCCATTCCCGCTCTCCAGCGTGCCCGCCCTCGCGTTTTTCCATCGCGCCCGCTAGAACATAGCTAAAACCTGATTTCCTTTCAAAAATCGCCCTTTTCCCCTAATGGTTGATCGCACCTCTC